CGAGCTGAATAAGCTCCATGATGTTGTTGCTGGTACGACTTCTGCTTCTAAGGTGCTTGTTGCTGGAGCTTCGAAGGAACTTGATACTTTGCAGATTACCGCAGGTGGCCTAAAGCTTGGCGCAACTGCTGTGACTTCGTCAGCAGCAGAGCTGAACTTGCTTGATAATTCTGTTGCTGGTACGGCTGTTGCCTCGAAGGCTCTTGTTCTTGGCTCTGATAAGGATATTGATACTATTGCTATTCCTGTGAGTGGTCTAAAAATTGGTCCCGGCGCAGGTACGGCTGTAACGGCTTCTGCTGCTGAGTTGAACTTTATGAAGAGCACTGTTGCTGGAACTGCTGTTGCTTCTAAGGCTCTTGTCCTTGGTGCAAACAAAGATGTTGACACTATCGCTATTCCTGTGAGCGGTCTTAAGATTGGTGCTGGCGCAGGAACGGCTGTGACCACAAGCGCAGCTGAGATGAATATTCTCAAGGGCGTGACTGCTGTTCCTGCTGACTTGAACAAGCTGGCGGCTACTTCTGCTGGTACGGCGTCTGCCTCTAAGGCAGCCATTCTTGGCACAAATAAGAATCTTGATGAGTTCCACACTGCTGCTTTGTATCTTGGTGCGGACGCTGGTACGGCTGTGACGGCAACTGCGGCTGAGCTTAATACAGTTAGCGCTATGGTTGCTGGTACGGCTTCTCCGAAGATTTTTGATGCGACTATTACGCGTGCGCAGATAAATACGGCTAACGGAACTACAAATATAGTGGTTCCTGCTGTAGGAGCAAAGCAGTTTATTGTTCTTGATGCGTGGATGGTTGCTGCTGGTGGAGACCCCGGTGGCTCTACTACCCTTGAGCTGGTAGACGCTAATGCTGGTGAAGTTGTAATGAGTCATGTTGTTGCCGACTTTGCTAGTAGTGCGTGGGTAGGCAAGACTGGTGGAACTGCGGTTATCACTAAACTTGCCACTCCTTTGACGACTAACAAGGCTGTTGTTATAACGGCTACTGGTGGGGCTCTTACCACTGCTGCTAGTATTCGTGCCATTGTTGTCGGCTTCTACGTCTAAGAGTTGGCCTGAAGGAAGGAGACTCGATGGCGCTGACTAAAACAGATAGTTATGAAAACCTATTAGAGATAGTTGAGCGTGCAGCTTGGCGCGAGTTTGATAGAGCCCCCATCATTGACGTGATGGGGGACCTGTCAGACCCCGGTTTTGACACGCATGTTCATAGTACTTTTCAGAACACTGTTATTTTTGAAGACGAGTTCTCTGATAAGATGTATGAAGCTACATATGTTCTTATGGGAGACCGGGTTGTTTTTGGGCAGATGCAGGAAGTCGCTGAAATGTATGTTGAAAAGCGTATGGCTGAGGCGGGTCTTGAATATACGAAGAGCGTTAAGAGTGAGAACTCCGACCCTGAGATTTCTGGCCCTATCGTTATGAAGAACGCAGCACAGCGTATTGCTTATGCCCCTGTTCTTGTTCCCGGTGAGAAGGATTCTGATGGCGAGATAATTTCCGCTGAAAAAATCGAGCAGGTTGCCCACGGTTGGATGGAATCCTACCGTAACGTAGACCTTATGCACACTTTGAATAACACTGGTTTCCCGGTAGAGTCTTACATTCTTCCGATGGAGATGGAAGTTGAGGCTTACGGACAGAAGATGAAACTCCCTGTCGGTACGTGGATTCTTGCTTCTAAGCTTTCGGAGGACGCGTGGGCTGGTGTGGAGAGTGGCATACTTACAGGTTACTCTGTTATGGGCATCAAGAAAGCCCAATTGGACATGGCTACTAAGTCTGAAGAAGGCGCTATTGATGAATCCGCTTTCAAAAGGACTTTATTGGCTGACTTAGGTCCTGATTGGGTGGCGGCATTTGTTTCTGTTGTAGACCACCCCGCTGTTCCAAAGGCGAAGTTCTTTGCTTTGAAGAGTCAAGAGCTTAGTGAGGCAGAAGAAATTTTAGCTGCTAGCACAGTTGTTGACAGTGCAGACAAAGAACCTGTAAAGTTCTTTACAAAGGTTGGAAAAGCACTAGGAATTACCAAAGAAACAACCGATGATGGTATAGTTACTGAAGATGTCGCTTTAGACGTTGCAGAAAAGGCTGGACGTCGTTATAGTGATAAGACGTATGATTCGTTAAAAAAAGCTTTCGAGTCACTAAGTGCGTTGATTGCGGAAGCAGAAGCTGAGAGACAGCCAGTTGATAAGAGTGCTGCCGAACTAAGTGAAGGACCGGTGACAGATATGGATGATGTACAGCTACAGGCAATTATCGCTGAGGCTGTTAAATCCGCAGTAGAGCCTCTTATTGCGAGGCTCGATGAAATTGATAGTGCTTCTAAGGCTGAAGTTCCTGCGGTTGAGGTTGCTGAAGTGATAGAAGAGCCCGTTGCGGAAAAAGTTGCTGATGTGGTAGAAGAGTTGGCTGCCGAGGATGAGGTCGCTCCTGTTGAAGAGGTTGTGGAGAAGGCTGAAGAGACCCCGGTAGTTGAAGAGGTTATAGAAGATGTAGCTGATGAGGCGGTTAAGTCTGAAGAGGAAGTAGCTCCTGCTGAAGAGCCTGTTGTTGAAAAGGCTGAAGAGGTTGTTGCTCCGTCTGAAGAAGAGATTGCTGCAGAAGCCGCTGAAAAAGCAGCTTCTGAAGAGAAGGCCGCTGAGGACGAGGCTTTTAAATCAGAGCTGGTTGATAGAATAAGCCAACTAGAAAAACGACTAGGTCGCGTAGCGGCTGGGTCCAAGGCGTTGTCTAACGACGGCGGAGGCACTCCTGCTGCTGAGGATGCCCCTGCTTTTAATCGTGATGCCTTTGGGCGTCGTATCAAATAAGCTTAGGAAGGATGAATAGAATGGCTGAGTCAAATGTAGAATTACTGGCTAAGCTTGATGCGGCTTTCAAGGGACTGCTTGAGGTCAATGACCTTGGAGCAGCTGTTCTCGCGCCGCAGAAGTTTGACCGCTTTGTTCAAATGATGCAGGAGAGCACTATTGTGCTTCCTGCCGCACGCTTTATCCCTATGCAGTCACAGCGCGTTGACATTGACCGCACAGGCTTTGTTACTCGTATCCTGCACTCTGGTAGGACAGCGAAGACTCCGCATCAATCTGCACCATTTTCACATGGATGGCCTGAGGCACAGGCTGGAGCCAATCGCGACCTAACAGGTGGTTATGGTACGACAGCTGATTTTGCTCAGCTTACGTTCCATGAGAATCAGCTGAACGCGCGTGAGCTACAGGCTATTACTTCTCTTCGTGACGACGCTCTTCGTCGTAACATTGAGAAGGGTAACTTTGAGAATACCCTTATTGACCTGTTTAGTGCTGCTGCTGGTCGCGACCTTGAAGAGTTCGCTCTTCTTGCGGATACCAACTACACCTACCTACAGGACGACGTTCTTTCTCAGACTGATGGTTGGATAGCCAAAGCTGGTAATAAGCTTTATGGTGTCGGCGTTGGCGCGACTTTCGACCCGACCGCTGATGAGTTTCCAGAGAACATGTTCAACGCACAGCTGGCTGCTCTGCCTAAGCAGTATCTAGGCAATCCAGCTGACTGGAAGTACTACGTACCGTGGGATGTCTACGATGCTTATCGTGACAACCTCCGCGCACGCGGTACTATCCTCGGTGACACGGCTCAGACGACCAATATGCCGCTTTATTTCAAGGGCACACAGATTGTCTATTGTCCGTTCCTTGAGAGGGCACATGGTGCTACAGAAGTTCTGCACGCACAGGCTCCTTTGGCTCTGCAGGACGACGTGGTTTCTGGTGGAATCTCTCTTTTGACTAACCCAGACAACATGGTTTGGGGCATCTTCCATCAGGTCCAGATTGAGCGTGAGCGCGAGGCCAAGTGGCGTCGCACTGACTTCGTGTTGTCTTTCGAAGGTGACGTTCATTATGAGGACGAAGACGCTGCTGTTGTGGCGTTTATTGACAAGACGAAGCCCTAATAACTAAAGTACTGTTGTTCTTTTATGGGGCCACTGAGCGCTTGATGGGGCTCAGTGGCCCTAAATTATGAAGGAGGGTTTTGATGCTGCTGAAAGTTATTACGGTTGAGA